TTTGCGCCGGGCGATGCTGCTTCTCGTGGCGCATTGGTACGAATTCCGCACGGCGTTCGGGCCAAGAGACCAGCCGGTGGGCTATCCGGCCGGATACGACCGGCTGGTCGCACCCTTCCGGACGAGGAGGGTTTGAATGCTGGCCTCCTTCCTCAACCCCGGTGCGCTGCGCACCGAACTGGCTCTCGAAAAGGCCGAGGCCATACCGGACGGCATGGGCGGGTTTTCCGAGCTATGGAATGAAGTCGCTACCGTCTTCGCGCGCATCGAACCGCTGTCGGCGCAAAGCCGCTTCGGAGCCGACACGATGCTGGAAACGGTGACGCACCGTATCGCCTTGCGCAAGCGCGCCGGCATCGAAGGCGGCATGCGTTTCCGGCGTGGCGGCCGGATATTCGAGATCGTGACGGTGCACGATCCGGACGAGAGCGGCCGATATCTGGTGTGCCGGGTTCAGGAGGGCGGTAAATGAATGTGAGCATTGCCCTGACGCTTGACGGGCTGGTGCGCGCGCTGCGCTGGAAAGCCCATGAACTGGCCGAGCAGGTCGAACTTCGACGGCCCGAGCCGCGCAATGCCGATCAGGCGAGGGAGGAACGCGATGACAGCAGCCTCCGCTGATCTGCAGAAAGCGATGTTCGAAGCGCTGGCGGGCGATGCAACGCTTGCCGCTCTGCTGGGCGGCAAGCGCATCTTCGACCGCGTGCCGACAGACGCGGCATTTCCCTATGTCACCTTCGGTCGGACGAGCGTATTCGACTGGAGCACGTCGACCGAGAGCGGGCTCGAACATCTGGTCACGCTGCATGTCTGGTCGAAGGCGAAGGGCAAGAAGGAAGCCTTCGCCATTTTCGATGCCGTGCGCAGCGTGCTGGAAGCCCCGCTGACGCTCCACAGCCAGCATCTGGTGAATTTCCGCTTCGAAGTCGCGGAAGTGAGCTTCGATGACGACATTTCCGTTCATCACGGTCTGCTGCGGCTGCGCGCCGTGACCGAAAGTGCGGACTGACCTTTCCATTCCATTGCAATGAGGGAGACCGATATGGTCGCACAGAAGGGCAAGGACCTTCTTCTCAAGATCGATTCCGACGGACAGGGAGCATTTGTCACCGTAGCCGGGCTGCGCACCAAGCGCATAGCGTTCAACAGCGAGACGGTGGACGTGACCGACGCGGACTCGACCGGCCGCTGGCGCGAGCTTCTGGCTGGAAGCGGCGTGCAGCGCGCGGCCGTCAGCGGATCCGGCATCTTCAAGGATGCGCAGTCCGACGCGCTGATGCGCCAGTGCTTCTTTGCCGGTGATATTGCCGGCTGGCAGCTTGCCGTGCCCGATTTCGGTTTGGTTTCCGGTCCGTTCCAGATCACCTCCCTCGAATATACGGGCGCGCATGATGGTGAGGTCACGTTCGAGATGGCGCTTGAATCGGCGGGGCCGATCAGCTTCGCGGTGACGCCATGAACGCCAATCGCAGGCGTGGCGAGATCGCCGCCGAACTCGACGGCAGGCCATTCCGGCTTTGCCTGACGCTGGGTGCGCTGGCCGAACTGGAAGCTGCGTTCGCCGCTGACGATCTCGGCAAGCTGGTGGAGCGGTTTTCAAGCGGCAAGCTTTCGGCGCTCGACATGATGCGCATCATCGGTGCGGGTCTGCGGGGGCCGGCGAAGCGATGAGCGACGAAGATGTCGGGCGTATGAGCGTTGAAGGCGGCGTTGCGGGTTTTGCGGCCATCGTCAGTGACCTGCTGACGACGACGTTCGGCGGCGCTGCGGGCGGAGATACAGCGCCACGCCCTTGAGGGCCGCAGCGGGCACCCCGGCTTTTCCCTGGGATGAGGTGATGGCGACAGGGCTCGGCCTGCTGCGGCTTTCCCCCAAAAATTTCTGGGCGATGACGCCGATCGAGTTCGAGCGCGCGGCGCGGCCGTTTACGCGGCATCGTCAGGCCGCTCCGGCGCGGGCCCAGCTGACGGAACTGATGCGTGCATTTCCCGATCGATAGCACAGGAGGCTGACCATGGCTGAAGACATGACCGTGGCCATCAAGGCGGACGTCGCGCCATTCCAGACGGCGCTGGCCAATCTGGAAAAATTGTCAGACGGCTTCGGCGCCAATCTGGCCGGAGCCATGAAGCAGGCCGTGGTGGGCGGCAAGGAACTGGACGACGTGCTGCGCAAGCTGGCGCTGAACCTTGCGGGCATGGCGCTGTCGCAGGGGCTGAAGCCGCTGCAAACGCTGGCCGGGTCCCTATTTTCGGGCCTGCTGGGTGGATTGGGAGGAGTGCTTCCTTTCGCCAAGGGCGGTGTGGTGCCCTTCGCGTCTGGCGGTGTGGTGTCGTCGCCGACCTATTTCCCGATGGGCGGGCAGATCGGCCTGATGGGGGAGGCGGGCAGCGAGGCGATCCTGCCGCTGCGGCGCGGAGCGGACGGCAGCCTTGGCGTTGCCGCCGGCGGGGCAAGTGCACCGGTCAATGTCGTCTTCAATGTGAGTGCGCAGGACGCAGCCTCGTTCCGCAAATCCGAAGCGCAGATCACCGGCATGCTGGCGCGTGCGGTATCGCGCGGAACACGAACCTTATGAGGTGATGCGTGTCCGAACTTGCGAGTTTTCATGACGTGCTGTTTCCGCTCGCGGTCTCCTTCGGGGCGACGGGCGGCCCGGAACGGCGCAACGAGATCGTGGCGCTGACTTCCGGTCGCGAAAAACGCAATACGCGCTTTGCCCATTCGCGCCGCCACTACGATGCGGGTACGGGGCTGCGCTCGCTGGAAGACCTGCAGGAGGTGCTGGCCTTCTTCGAGGCGCGACGAGGTTCGCTGCATGGATTCCGCTTCCGCGATCCCTTCGACATGAAGTCCTGTGCGCCGGGTGCGTCTCCCACGGCTCTCGACCAGGCGCTTGGGACAGGTGACGGTACGGCGCGCCGTTTCGCGCTGGTCAAGACCTATGGGGCAGGGCCCGACGCGTATCGACGGCCTGTTGAAAAACCGGTGGCGGGCACAGTGCGGATCGCGGTCGCCGGGGTGGAGAGAGCGGCGACGGATTTCAGCTTCGACGAGGCCACTGGCGAGGTTGTGTTCGCTTCGGGCAGCGCGCCGGGGAACGGACAGGCGGTGACGGCGGGCTATGAGTTCGACGTGCCGGTACGTTTCGACACGGACCGCCTGTCGGTAAGCCTGCGGGCCTTCAAGGCCGGGCAAATTCCTTCCATTCCCCTGATCGAGGTGCAGCCATGACCGCTTACTCACCTGAATTGCGCGATCATTTCGGGCAGGACGTGACCAGCGTTTGTCATTGCTGGCGGCTGATGCGCAGGGACGGAACCGCGTTCGGATTCACCGATCACGACCGGCGGCTGAACGTGGACGGAATGGTGTTCGAGCCTGAAACGGGGTTGAGCGCCAGCGAGGCCCGGCAATCTCTGGGCCTTTCGGTCGATACGGTGGATGTCGAGGGTGCGTTGTCGTCGGACCGGATTCGGGACGGGGATATAGAAGCGGGTCTCTATGACGGGGCGGTGGTCGAGACATTTCTGGTCAACTGGCGCAATCCCGCGAACTTCACGCGGATCAGAAAGGCAACGGTCGGCAAGATCACACGCTCGGACGGCCGCTTTCTGGCCGAACTGGAAAGTCTCCTGCATCAGTTGGACAAGCCAAACGGACGCTATGTAACGCGAAAATGCGATGCGGAACTCGGCGATGCGCGTTGCGGCGTCGCTCTCGGCCAGCCCGCGTTCAAAGGCGTTGGCCTCGTCGAAGCCATCGAGGGACCGGATGTGGTTCGCGTTTCGGGAATCGGAGGCATCGATACGGGCTGGTTCTCATTCGGAACGCTGACCTGGACAGGCGGATTTCGGCAGGGGCGAACGGAGAGGATCGTGGATCATCGTAGCGACGGTGCATTTTCTGTATTGACGCTGCAAGCCGGCTCCGGACCGCAGATCGGACCGGGGGATGGTTTCACCATCGTGGCCGGATGCGACCATTCCTTCGCGACCTGCAAGGCGAAATTCGCAAATGCGCTGAATTTCCGTGGCT